TAAACAACGTATCAGGAAAATCAGTAATCAATTTCTCCGTTGCCCACTCCGAAAAATGGAAGGACGCACAAGGCAACCAACAGGAAAAGACTACATGGGTGGATTGTTCCTGGTGGACAGACAGAACCGGGATTGCTCAGTACTTAAACAAGGGTACACAGGTGTATGCGGAAGGAACCCCGGAGGTAAGAACGTTTCCAAAGAATGACGGATCTACCGGCGCGTCACTATCCCTACGGGTGCAGTCTGTACAGTTGTTGGGAAGTAAAGACAACGGGCAGCAAAACGGACAGCAAGCGCAGCCGGTATCTAACCGAAATGCCGTGTCGGATATCCCACAGGGGGATTTTGATTTACCGTTCTGATCATGACCATCAACTTAATCCTTGAACTCGTGATCGACGGCGAGATAGAAGTAGTGGAGGAAGTCTCCCCGACGAACTACCGGCAACGGGTAATCTTCTTATCCAACTATGCCAGAAGGCAACCGTTTCCGTGGGAATTATATACGTACCGAAAGAGTAAAGCAAATATTCCACAAGCTAAAAAAATAAAACATGAAAAAGTCTTCTGCTAGGGGTCGCAGCCGCCCCCACTACTCCCGGGACATACCTGTCACCCGCAAGATCAAAGCTCCCTCCGGTAAACGGAAGTTACCTAAAGTGGTGATCGAGGTAGAGGAAGTAAGGGTAAGCAGACCCGCTGCCGTTTACAGTAATTCATCACCGTGGGGGATAGCGAAGGAAATAAACTAAGCATCATGCCAATATCAGAAGTGAAAAACATGGACTGTATGGAATTTAACAAAATCTATCATTCTAATTTCTTAGACAACTCTCTACCTGATAAATGCGCAAGCCTAATAATAGCCGATCCTCCATATTTCGAGGTTAAAGGCGGGTTTGATTTTATATGGGAAAGTTTTGAATCGTACCTATCAGATGTTGAAAAGTGGGCAAAGGAATGTAAAAGGTTATTAGCTGATAATGGGACTTTATTGTGGTACGGCCACGCTAAGAAAATAGCTTACTCGCAGGTGATTTTTGATAAATACTTCACTCTGGAAAATAACATAGCTATAGAGTTTAACCGGCAAACTAAAAAAGGAGTTGACCAATTTAGGTGCTTTGCGCCCGTTAGCGAGAGGCTTTTAATGTACAGTAACGAGGTATATAACCTTACTCAGTGCGTCTATCATATCAGGGATTACATAAGAAGTGAAATTGAAAAATCAAAAGGTAAGATAGTTTTCAAGCAGATTAACGAAGCGTTGGGAACCGCTACTAACGGCGGCGGTGTGGCTTCCGCTTGTCTTAGCCTAGATAAGGCAGAACCGGCAATGGTTACTAAGGAAATGTACAGCAAACTGCAAGAGTGGTGTTATCCTTACCTCCGCAAAGAATACGAAGAACTCCGGAGGCCATTTAATAACACGTATAGGCTTTTTGATGTGATGAAATTCGATCAGGAGGCGCATATTACCGGACAATTCGATCACGAAACAGTTAAGCCGGAAAAGCTAACCAGGGCATTAATATTAACCTGTTCCCGCAAAAACGACCTTGTTGTAGTCCCCTTCGCCGGTAGTGGTACAGAGTGCGCAATGGCAGCAAAAGAAGGTAGGCGGTTTATTGGGTTCGATATCGAATCTAAATATGTGAAAATGTCAAACGATCGAGTACTCGATATTAAAAGAATGCCACCGCTTTTCGATACCGGATAACCGCGCAGCAGTCACTTTTTGCGGAGTAGCTATTTCTTTTTGGCGGGGCGGGGGGTGATCGGCTCTAGTAGTATTGATACCTGGCAGTTTAAAGCGGTGGCGATTCTTTCTATTGTCTGTAACCTGGGGATAATGGTTCCATCCTCCCAGCGATAGACGGTAAACGCCTTCACCTCGCACTTTTCAGCCAGTTGTTCAACGCTTAATCCTTGTGCTTTCCGTATGGCTTTAATCTGTTCCGAAAGTTTCATGGATTAAAAATAAAATAATTCTACGTAAAAAGTATAATATTATACGGGAAAAGTATAAATTAGCATTATGAACCCCACCCCAACCTTCATCCCCACCGCGTACGGCAAGATCCGGCTCCGCGACACGCAAAAGAACAGCAGCGAACTGGGAAACTGCGAAGTGTGCGAAAAGTTTTGCTCTGATGTGTTCCTGGGTGTTGAGATCGGAAGTGAAGGAGACTATCAGCGGTCACTATTCGGACATGAGCAGTGTGTAAAGCAAGCATTAACCTAAACCTTTAAAACAATCTATATGCAACAAACAGCCTACATCAATTGGTTAAAACAAGTAACCTACCCGTCTGCCGCAATCGAGGCGATAGTATCCGGTTCAATTATCGGGGCATGGGAAAGGTTAATTGCCAGGCAAATATTATCTGACCTGCACGATCAAAACGCTGCGGCGTTTAATCTTGTCGGCGACCTGCAGCCGATCAATCTAGACACGCTTACTGAATTGGCGGCGAGAATTATTAATCCTGAAACCGTTATGCCATGACTGGGAACCAGATACACGAACTAAAAACATGGCCTAATTACTTTGCTGCTATTGCAAGGGGTACTAAGAAATTTGAAGTAAGGGAAAACGACAGGGGTTTTAGTGTTGGTGATCAGCTTCGGTTAAAGGAATACAACCCTGATACAAACGAATATACGGGAGCCGAATTGTATTGCAGTGTTGACTATGTTTTGAAAGGTGGCAGATTCGGACTAAAATCAACCTATTGCATAATGTCAATAACACTTTTACCAACTGAATAAAAAGCAATAACATGGAAAAGATAACAACACCCCTGCATTACGATAATGAGAGTGGTTATTTCTTTGATGCGAATGGTAGGGTATTGATGGAAATGAGGGGATCAGGATGGATGAACTCGGATGAAGAACAGGATGATACTGCAAAAGAAATAGAAACCAGAGTAAATAACCTCACCCGCCTGCAATCGGAGAATGAGCGGTTGAAATCCGCGCTGGAACAGATAGCCGAGCCTATCGGATGGATGCAAAAGAATCTCAAAGAAGGGGAGCGGTTGGACGGCGGTTACGCTATTATGTTATCAAATGACGCGAACTACCTGAAAGGGATAGCCCGCGCCGCTTTAAACAAAGTAAAAGGGCATTGCCCGTAAAAGAAAAAAAATGTCATACGAATTAACATTAGAAAAGGCAGGCGCAAAAGTGCTTGCATTCAAAGAAGTCGGAAGCTATCAAGGTGACTGGATGGCTATTGTTGAGTATAACAGCCAGAAGGCCGCAGTCGAAGGCTCTTATGGTTCCTGTTCTGGCTGCGATGCCTTTGAGGGAGAATTTGGCTACGGTAGCGAGGTTAAGTTTGAGGACGGGAAGTATATAAAGAACTACGACGAAGAAGCTACTGAGGAAGAATATAACGCTTACCAGCAACGCCTTGCAGACTTCGGGAAATCATACCTCGATGTACTTATGACTGAATTTGATCTACAAAACTGGCTCGATAATAACCCGAAATCAGAAGACGGCTACAGTTTCGATGAAGATAAACGGGAATTATACCAGTGGGGATTAGATCAACTTAAAAACTCTTAACCATGCCAACCCAACTAACTCCCCTCGAACAGTACGTGGTAAACGCTATCCACGAATACGACAGCAAGGGCGAAGATCACCGCTGGCTGAACGAGGATGATTATGACAACGTGGCGAAGCATATAGCGGAGGACCTGGAGCAGTTGATAGGGGCGGCAAGGGAGGCAGTGAGAGAGATGGAACGAGATGGACGGCTGGGGTTATTCCCGGCGTATTATAACCTTTCCGAACAATTAAAAAAGTTTGAGGTATGACAATAGAACAGAAAGCGGAGGTGTGGTTAACCGACTTTAATAAAGGTGGCGGTTGGCGCAAAGCTCCCGACTTTAAGAACTATAACGACACACTGAACCTATTTACCTGCTGCGAAGTTTACGACCTAGAGAAAGCAGCATGGCTCGCCGGTCACGCCGCCGCAGTGGAAGAATACAAGGAACTGAACGGGTGGATACCCGTTACCGAACGTCAACCAGAGATAGGTCGAAAGGTTCCATTCATTTGTATGTCCCGCGACGAATTTTATAACGGTCAGCAAATGTGGGGTACTTATCAGGGCTTTAAGTTCAGAGAGCATGAGTTTACCACACCCGGAATTGGCTGGTCTGGCAGTCACTGGCTGGATTTGGATTTTCCCCCATCACCCGAAAAAGAACAGCAATGAAACTATGGGTAACTGAAATAATGGCCACCGACCCTAAAACAGGGGAATTAAAGAAATGGTGCGGCCCGGAAGTTCCAGGTATCAACTTGCAAACAGCGGAGGAATACTGCCAATCCAACGGGCTAGGGTATTGTAAGGTAATCGGGGAGTTAATATGCGAAATACCCTGTAAGGAAGGAACCTATGAGCCGGACTTTAACAACATGATTGATTACGATAAAATAAGTCAACAATGAACCAGATGCCACCCTTTTGCACCTGTTTAAAAATGAGGGCTGAACGTGATATGCGCCCTCCGTGTAAACATGTGCAGGATTCAACAGCGGTAACCAATACACAAAACCACCCACCCATGACAGACCTAGAACAACTCAAAGAGCAGATATGCGGGAAGGAGCCGGTACGTGCCCACTTCGAGAAAGCCGCTGCCTACATGACTATGTATATAAAATGGCAAGCCAGCGTGGAAATCTTCGACGCTACCGCCGCCGCCATGAACAGCAAGCCATCACTAAATGGGTGTGCGGATATTGAGAAACTAGCAGAACACCAATACCCCTACGATAGCCCAGCGCATTACGGGCCTGTTGCTTACGAAAAGCATAAATGGGAAGTAGATGCGCGAAGGCAAGACTTTCGGATAGGAGCCGCCGCCATGCTGGAACTGGTGAAAGGGATGGTGCCGTCTGAGAAAGACCCTCGAAAGGAATTTGATCCTATTATAAAAATAAGCGGGTATAATCTGGCAATAAGAGACGTTTTAGCCGCCATCCAATCACTTCAAAATAACGACAATGGAAAAGACAACCAATGATTTGATTTTGTTAATGCTGGCAACTATCTGCATCGTTAAGGCTGCATTATTTCTGTTTATCACCTACTGCTTCATTTTTGAAAAGCCGCCATTTACGTTCACCCCCCGAAAATAAGGAAGGATGAAAACAAAACATCACACAATCGAACTAAAGGAATTACAGGACTGGGTAAGTTCGGAAGAATTTCTATTTGCAAGTTCCAGCCGTGAACGAAAACGCCTGACCTGTACTGCGAATGGTACACTAATCGTTAGGGTTGCTGGCATTATCGTTTGGCGTGGAATGCAGCCATTTGCCGCAGTAGAAACCTATAACGCAATTACTGAAAAGTACCTGGATGAAAAGTTCACCCCTTAATAGCAAACCAATGAAATACACAGAATCACAGGTAAATGAGATAATGGCGATAGTGGAGCAGGAGATCAGCGACAAGCACCCGCCGTATGCGGTTAAGGCGATACGGGAGCGGCTGATGGCCCTGTCTGAACCAGACACCCCCGATCAAAAAAGGGTATGGCTGCTCGACCTCGGGCCAAACGGTGGATGGGATGTTTACGATGAAAAGCCAGATCTTCCTAACGATTGGCTCTATGTTGCCACCCTTAAACCAGTTGAGATATGAAAGCAAATGAATTACGGATCGGGAATTGGGTGAACTTCATGGAAGATGATACCCGTTTTAAAGTTGGCGCAATTGAAGCCGATGGAATAGGGGTATCAAACGCCCACGAATCGACCTGGATTGAGTTAGATCAATTCGGCGGCATTAAGCTAACCCCGGAAATACTGGAAAAGTGCAAGATTAAGCCTAACGATTATTTCAGAGAGGGTGAAGGGGTATATTGGTTTACCGGACACAACCCGGAAGTGCCTATCCAGTATGTTCACCAGTTGCAAAATCTTTTTTTCATCCTGAAAGGCCAGGAACTTCAAATTGATATGCCATGACCCCACTAGAAGAAAAGCTGAAAGCGATACTGAACCGATTCTATAGAGACACAGAATATAATAATGATCAGGCTAGGAGTGACATTAAAGCCGCCTTCCGGGAAATCGTACCGGAGGAAGCGACAAATTACAAAGGCATGAGTCCTGACTATCTGGACGGCCTCAACGCCTGCCGCTCCGAAATATTAAAACAACTGGAATGAGGTTCCCCATGTGCGGCACTACGCCAACGAGTAAGGAGATATACGAAGCCTTAATGTCAACGTATCAACCAGGCTGGACAAAAACAAAGGTAAAAATCTATGCACCAAAGCGTAAAAGACTTCATCCGAAGCGCAAGAAAGCAGTAACTTAGATGAATGACCGACGAACAGTTTCAAGATATAAAAAAAGAACTGGAACAGATCCGGGAGCGGTTGTCCAAGATAGATGACCGTCAATCGAACCTGATCGAGACACTCATAGATGCCATCCTGGAATTAAAGCCGAAAGATCCGGACGCGATACGGACGTTAATAAGGGAGGTTAACAAGCGTAAAACATGACACACAGACTACCGCAGGAACTAATAGATAAATGGGAACTCATACCAAGAGAAGGCCCGCAACTAGCCTACAAAGCCCCCATATTCGGAGAAGGGGTGGAACTGGCTGAATGTGACCGGTACGGGGAGGATATTTACAAAAAAGGATTCTTATTAGTTCACACTATCAGGGGCGACCAGTGGCGCAGTTTTGAAATACCGGCCAGTCTCCTTAATAAAGGCACCTGCAAACTATTTATCACCAGTCATATAGATATAGCTTTTCGCGAGCGCTTATAGCTTATCCCCATCCTGTTAATAAAAGTTCTAGAATATTCGAGAACTTTATATAACTTAGCCTTCCATAGACAATATGCTATGGAAAGAGGCTTCATATTTAAGGCTTTCAATGAGTTTGATGGCTTAGGTATCCATATAGATACTTTTAAAGCCTATTTAGACACTCTCCCGAAAAACGATAACGGGTGGGTGCATTTTGTCATTCACGACAATCCACCGAAATCAACCCATCCAAAAACCATGATGCCGCAGTACAACGGTTCACCGAAAGAAGTGACCATGTACCTGTGGGAAATGAGAAAGCCAGGCATCCGGCGCATTCCGTTTGATGTGTGGCTAAGAGACAGGCGGGGAGATTATACGAATGAGGTAAAACAAGATTCAGGGGAGGAGCGTCTTTAATCCCCTACTAATTTAGTATGAATAAACAAGTTATTTCAAGTGGCGCATGGAGGTAAACGAGAAGGGGCCGGAAGGAAACCGAAGGCTGATGAGGTCGCTTTAGTAGAGCGACTTTCGCCGTTAGATAAACTCTGGTTCAAGCAGATGGAGATAGGGCTAAAGAATGGCGACTTTCCCTTTATTAAACTGTTCGCTGATTACCGATTTGGTAAACCAAAGGAGCGGTTAGACGTGACCACTGACGGCGATAAACTGACGGGCTTTACAGTAGAGGTTATACGAAAGCATGAAACAGGTAATTCAGACTAATGCAGTATTTGACTATTTAAGCGAAAGCAAGACAAGGATTACCGTAATGCAGGGAGGAACCCGAAGCGGTAAGACCTATAATATCATTTTGTTCTTTGTCATTAAGTTACTAGGTGAGAGAGGTAAAACGCTCTCTATTGTGCGTAATTCCCTGCCAAGCCTGAAAGGGTCTGTTATGCGGGACTTTATCGACATCCTGCTAAAGATGAACCTGTACAGTGAGGATCACCACAATAAGACCGAATCAACCTACCTGTTGAATGGGAATTTAATTGAGTTTGTATCCGTAGACCAACCGCAGAAGATCAGGGGCCGCAGAAGGGACTACCTGTTTATCAATGAGGCGAACGAACTGAACTACGAAGCCTGGATGCAGTTGGTATTCAGGACAGAAAAAAAGATCGTACTGGATTATAACCCTTCGGATGAGTACCACTGGATCTACGAGCAGGTTATTCCGAGGGATGACGCAGACTTTTATGTCACCACATACAAGGATAACCCGTTCCTACCTAAAGACCTGGTAGACGAAATTGAGAGACTACAGGCAGCAGATGAGAACTACTGGAAGGTGTACGGGTTGGGACAAAGGGGTGTTAGTGGTGAGACTATCTATACCCACTGGCAGATATGTAAAGAGTTACCGTTAAAAGGTGAGTTGTTTTATGGTCAAGATTACGGGTACAACGTCGCAAGCGCTTTGGTACACTGTGAACACTACGAAGGTGCGATATATGCAGACGAACTGATCTATGAACAGAAGCTTACCACAGGAGATTTGATCGAGCGGTACAAGAGCGTAGGAGTAAGTAAGACAGGGGAGATATTCTCTGATTGTGCCGAGCCAAAGACAATTGAAGAAGTATGCCGGGCAGGGTATAACGCCAAGCCTTCAGATAAGGATGTGACCGAGGGTATTCGAAAAGTTAAGTCAATGCCGCTCTTTGTAACAGAAAGAAGCGTAAATTTGATAAAGGAACTCAAAGCCTACAAGTGGAAAACAGATAAAGACGGGAAGGTTTTAGACGAACCTGTTAAGTTCAATGATCACGCTACCGACGCTCTCCGATACGCTGTATTTACTAAGCTCACTTCTCCATCATTAAGCTGGGTTGCATTTTAACGAACTCATTTTATCTCAATGGGCATACTCACGGGCTGGCTAGAAAAGCAGGTAAATAAGCAACTCGCGGCATTAAAGGCCGCTAATCCCTTTTCCGGCAGCTTCTCCGTTATAGGAGGGTATGCCATCTATCCTGACAGCAATTTAGATGCACTGATAGAGGATAGCTTCAATACCAATATCCATTATTACTCCATTATCAAGGCGATCACACGCAAAGCAGCCAGTCTACCAAGATTCGTTTACAAGGGCAACAAAAGGAGCGGAGAGGCCATTACCAACGAATTATCAGCATTACTTGAGAATCCCAACAGCAGCCAGGGTGCGGACGAGTTTTGGGAAGGTGTGATAGGGTTTTATGTCTCAGCGGGTGAAACGTTCATCTGGAAAAACAGGGGAGGACTAGAGACGGGTAAGCCACTGGAACTATATTGCTTACCTCCGCAGAATGTAGAGTTAATCCCTGACCCGGAAGATGTTTACGGTATCCTAGGGTATGTCCTGAATCTAAACGGTCAGAGAATACCACTAGCAAAGGAAGACGTTATCCACTGGAAAACATGGAACCCGAATTTTGACGCCACCACAAGGGAACACCTGAGGGGCTTTTCTCCGTTAAAGCCACAGACCCGGACTATCACACAAAGCAATGAAGCGGTAGACGCACAGGTAGCCATGACGCAGAACGGAGGGGCAAAAGGGGTAATATACCAAGAAGAACTAGCCAACTTATCACCTACCCAAATGTCACAGTTAAAGGATGTGACTGATAATAAGCTCAATAATAAGAAGGTAAAGAACGCTGTTGCTGTAATGCAAGGCAAATGGGGGTATTTAAACCTCGGCTTATCCAGTGTAGATATGCAACTCCTAGAGGCGGATGAGGCGACCCTAAGAGCCCTTTGTAACGCTAACGGTCTGCCTCCTGAACTATTCCAATCAGAAACAACCTTTGCGAACAAAGAACAGGCAATGATCTTCTATGTTACTAACGGGCTGATGCCGATGATGGCAAGCCTTGATAGTAAGCTAAGAACGGGCTTAGTGCCTGATTTTGGTGGTGGGATGGTGGTTATTACTGACTTCTCTGAACTGCCGGAAATGGCACAGCTTAACGCGAAACTGATCGACGCAGCGGCAAAAGCATGGTGGAAGACACCGGACGAAAAAAGGGTAATGACCAACGACGAACCGTTAGGCACACCTGAGATGAAGATGATATGGATACCGTCTGGATTCATGCCGATAGATCAGGCGGCAACACCTATCGAACCGGATTTAGATACAGAGACAGAGGCCGCTAAAAAGAATGGATTAGATTATTTTAAATGAAAAAAGCGGTATAGAAATACCGCTCGGAGTTGTATTTTTTCCAACCTTTTAAAATATGCAAGGTAAAAGTAAGTAAAAGTTCTAGAACTTTCAAGAATAATGGGAATAATTTCTATCTTTGATGTCATACTCGACGCTGTTTTTCCCTACTACGCTACGGACTGCGCGACCAAGCGCAACCAAAAGAAAATACTACGCTCCCGATTCTTACGCAAACTTAATGCTGGCTTAGACGCTCTCACTGTCGAACAAATCATCTTTGAATGAGTTCCCAGGCATGGCGCATATACGAGCAACAGAGGATCAGGCATGAGAAACGCCACGCCCCGAAGA